CTTATTACAAAAAAGAAGAGTTTCCCAAGGATCTTTATGTTATTACAACAGCGGCGAAAAGAGATACACTTGACTGGGAACACGAGTGCGCAAATTTCGCAATATCTAGGGATAGGACTGCAAGTTTGGATGATGTTCAGTTAACAGTTGATTCATGGAACAATATTAAAAAGTATATAGAAATAAAGGATGCATTCTTTATTTTTGATGAACAAAGAGTTATAGGTTCTGGTGCTTGGGTTAAATCTTTTTATAAAATAACAAAACAAAATAATTGGATTTTACTTAGTGCTACACCAGGTGATACATGGATGGATTATGTTGCCGTCTTTGTTGCTAATGGCTTTTATAAAAATCGAACTGAATTTATGAGAAGACATGTTGTGTTTAATAGTTATACAAAGTTTCCTAAAATTGATCATTATATAGAAGAAGGAAGATTATTAAGATTTAAAAATCAGATTACAATAACGATGGATTATATTAAACCAACAATTCAGAAAGTTAATGTTGTATTTGCAAACTATAATAAGGATAATTTTAACTTAGTTTTTCGAAAGCGTTGGAATCCTTTTACTAAAATGCCTATAAAAGAAGTTAGTGAGTTTTTCTTTACAATGAGAAGAGTTGTTAATAGTGATCCAAGTAGACTTCACATTGTTAGTGATATATTGTATAAACATAAAAAGATTATAGTATTCTATAATTTTAATTATGAACTCGATATTTTAAGAAGTTTATATGGAGATACAAAATATTCTGTTGCAGAATATAATGGGCATAAACATGAAGATATTCCAAAAGATCAAAGTTGGGTTTATCTAGTTCAATATATTTCTGGATCTGAAGGATGGAATTGTGTTGAAACAAATACAGTTGTATTTTATTCTCTAAATTATTCTTATAGAATAATGACCCAAGCCGCTGGAAGAATAGATCGTCTTAATACACCATTTACTACTTTATATTATTTTTATATAAAGTCAGTATCACAAATTGATGAGGCTATTATGAAAGCTTTAAAAAATAAAAAGAATTTTAATGAATCCAATTTTGAATTTGAAAAGGAGAAAAAGTGAGAACACCAGAACAAATAAATAATTTAAGAATTGTATTTTCTAATTTATATACACCTCTTGCTTTGTTTTGGCCAGATGAAGCAGTTAACTTTTTAGGTGATAAAATTCAAGAAGGTATAGACAAAACTTCTCCCTGGACTTGGGAAATCAGAATCATTACAAAAACAAATTTTGAAGAATCTTGGGAAAAAGTTAAACCAGAACCTAAAACACCATGTTGCACTATTTATTCTATCAAAAAGAAGTGTCAAGAATTATTAGATAAATATCCAACAATTGTTTCAATTCTAATAGTTGCTAAAGAAAATCCAAAATTGGTTTTTCAGTTCAATTCGTAGTAAAAACATGTGTTATAGTAGAAGAGAGGGTGTCTTTAAAAACACACCCTTTTCTTTTTTTTTCTAAAAGGAGAAAAATGGAAAGTAAATTTCAATCCGAGTTGATAAAAGATATTAGAGATCTCTTTCCTGGTTGTATTATTTTAAAAAATGATCCTAATTATCTTCAAGGTTTTCCAGATTTATTAATTCTATATAAAAACAGATGGGCAGTTCTAGAAGTTAAGAGAAGTTCAAAATCTAATCATCAACCTAATCAAGATTATTATATTAATTTAGCTAATGAAATGTCTTATGGTAGTTTTGTATATCCTGAGAATAAAGAAGAGGTGCTCCATGAACTTCAACAAGCACTCTGATTTAGATGGTGAACATGCATTTCTTGGTGGAAGTAAATATCATTGGGTAAATTATGATGAAGAAAAACTTGATTCTGCTTATCTCAAATATATGGCAATTCAAAAAGGAACTGAATTGCATGAACTTGCTAAAAGACTTATTGAACTTGGAGTTAAGTTACCAAAAATTAAAAAAGCTTTAAATCAATATGTTAATGATGCTATTGGTTATAGAATGATCCCTGAGCAAACTCTTTTCTATTCTTATAATGCTTATGGAACAGCTGATGCTATTTGTTTTAGAGATAATCTTTTAAGAATACATGATCTAAAAACTGGGGTTACTGCTGTTTCGATGCGTCAATTAGAAGTCTATGCGGCATTATTTTGTTTAGAATATAATGTTAGTTCAAATGATATTAATATTGAATTAAGAATATATCAAACTGATAATGATGTTCTTGTTCATAATCCAATAGGTGATGATATTGGGTATATTATGAATAAAATAATTCTCTTTGATAGAAAAATTGATAAGCTAAGAATGGAGGATAGATATGAATGATGAACTAAAACATGTAGGTACTCCTCGTCATTCTGGTAGATATCCTTGGGGCTCTGGCGATGATGGATATCAAAGAACTCCAGGTTTTTTAGGAGATGTAAATTATTTACGTAAAAAAGGTATGACTGATGTAGAAATTTATAGAAGTCTTGGATTAGAAAGCACGACAGAGTTAAGAGCTAAAATAGCTATTGAAGGAAATAAAAGAGATGCTGCTCGTGCAGCTATGGCTTACCGTTTAAAAGAAAAAGGATATTCTGACGCAGCAATTTCAAAAAGAATGGGTATAAGTGACCACACAGTAGCAAGTTTGCTTGATCCTTCTATTAAACGGAAACGGGAAGTTACAGAAGAAATAGCTAATGTATTAAAAAAAGAAGTTGAAGAAAGCAAATATGGTGTTGATGTGGGGGTAGGTGTTGAAGTTACTTTGGGAACTAGCGGAACAAAGAAAGATATAGCAGTAGCTATGCTTAAAGAACAGGGATATCAAATTTATACCTTTGATCAAGAACAACAAGGAGCTCCTGGAAAATTTACGCATATGAAAGTTCTTGCACCACCTGGTATGACTAAAATAGAAATTTTAAGAAATCGCGATCAAATTAGAACAATAGGAAGTCATAGTGATGATGGTGGAGAAACTTTTGAACCCATTCATCCTCCAGTTAATGTTGATAGTAAAAGAATTAGTATTAATTATCAATCAAATAAAGATGGTGTTATTGAACTTCGAAGAAACGTTGATGATATTTCTTTAGGAAATAAAAAATATGCTCAAGTAAGAGTTGCAGTAGATGGTACTCATTTTATGAAAGGAATGGCTATGTATAGTGATGATATTCCCAAGGGAAAGGATATCATCTATAATACAAATAAATCAATAAAAGATAGTGATAAAGTATTTAAATCTTTAGAAACTAAGGATCCAGAATATCCATTTGGTGCGGTAATAAGACAAAAGTTTTATATTGATAAAGATGGAAATAAAAAACAATCTGCTTTAAATGTAGTTGGTGCAAAAGAAGGTGCTGGTGAAGAAGGAGCTTGGGATGAATGGTCAAAAAATTTATCTTCTCAGGTACTTTCCAAACAAACTCCCGCTCTTGCTAAAAAGCAATTAGGTTTAGCGTATAGTTTGAAAAAAGAAGAATATGACGAAATAATCTCATTAACTAATCCTGCTGTAAAACAGGCTCTTCTCGGTCCTTTTGCCGATCAATGTGATGCTGATGCTGTTCATTTAAAAGCTGCTGCTCTTCCTAGACAATCTTCAAAAGTTATTCTTCCTATTACTTCTTTAAAACCAAATGAGGTCTATGCTCCAGGTTATTTAAATGGAGATCATTTGGCACTTGTTCGTCATCCCCATGGAGGTATTTTTGAAATACCACAAGTAATAGTAAATAATAAAAACCCAGAAGGGAAAAAAATTCTTGGAAATGCGCCAGATGTTATAGGAATGCATCCTAAAGTTGCAGCAAGATTATCCGGAGCGGATTTTGATGGGGACACAGTTATAGCAATTCCTAATAAAGCAGGTCATATTCAGACATCACCTTCTATAAAAAGTTTAACAGATTTTGATCATAAAGGAGCTTATCCATATTATGAAGGTATGAAAGTTATGGATAAGCATACAAAAGCTATAAAAATGGGGGATATTTCCAATCTTATTACTGATATGACAATTAAAGCTGCTAGTCAAGATGAGATAGCAAGAGCAGTTCGTCATTCTATGGTTGTTATTGATGCGGAAAAACATAAATTAAATTATGTTCAATCCTATAATGATAACAATATAGCTCAATTAAAAAAGAAATATCAGGGTGGTACAACTGCTGGAGCATCAACTCTTATATCAAGAGCTGGTTCAGAAGTAAGAGTTAACGAAAGAATATTATTAAGAACAAGAAAAGGTGAAGAAACAACAGGAGATAAACTTTATAAAGAGACAGGGCGAAGGTATTTTAAAACAAAGTTTGTAATAGATCCTACTACAGGGAAAAAAGTATATCTCCAAGGGGAAGGGAAGTTCCTTCCTAAGCAAACTAAGATTACAAGAATGGAACAAGAAAAAGATGCTTTTGCATTATCATCTGGAACAGAAATAGAAAAGGTGTATGCAAGGCATGCTAATGCTTTAAAAGATTTAGCAAGACAAGCAAGAATTTCTTTAGCCCATACAGAAAACATGAAGTACTCCTCCTCAGCAAGAAAGATTTATGATAGAGAAGTAGAGTCCCTTAAGTCTAAATTAAGGATTGCCTATCGAAACAAACCACTAGAAAGACACGCCCAGTTAGTAGCGTCTAGGATGGTCCGTAATAAACGAAAAGCTAACCCCGATATGGATGAAGATGACTTTAAAAAGATTAAAGGACAAGCATTAATTAATGCTAGGAATAGAGTCGGAGCAAAGAAAGAAAAGATTATTATTACAGATAAAGAATGGGAGGCAATTCAAGCAGGAGCAATTAGTCATAACATTCTTAAAAATATTCTTAGCAATGCTGAATTAAAAGCTTTAAAACAAAGAGCTATGCCTAGACTTTCTACTCCTTTATCAACTGCTAGAACTTCACGTGCTCGATCAATGTTAATTGCAGGGCATACATATGCAGAAATAGCTGATGCTTTAGGTGTGTCAGTTTCTATAATAGAAGAAGCCGTTGGCTAGAAAGGATTGTAAAAGAATGACTGATAATGTGAATGATGTTATTAATAATAGTAACATTAATAATAGTATGTTAACTACATTAGATAATCCGTACAATCCTTTTACACAATTTGATGATTGGTATGCATATGATGTTGAGAAAGGTTATTACACTTGCAATTACTTGGCTCGAATAGTGAAAACATCTGAGGATTTAAGTGAAGAAGATGAAGCTCTTGCCATTGAACAGGCAATAGATGAAATAGTTTCAATGAATATTACAGGACTTTATAAAAAAGTTACCCCAGACTCGTTTAAATAGGATGGTATAAGGTTTAGGGTAAGGGATAGAGGGGGGGTCTCGCAAAAGTTACCCCCCTTCTTCATC